CTAATTCGAAAACTGGCTGATATCGAGGTCGGGAACTGCCTCTGACCAGACAATTTCGGCGTGGTCTTTCTGATAGTTTTTCGTCATATCCTCGCTCGCATGCCCTGCGATCTTTTGCCCGTCTTTTCCGGCTTTCTTGTACAGGTGCAGTGACAGTGCCCGCACTTCATGAAAGCCCGGCATTTCCTCGTCACTCCAATCCGCGTAGCACCCAGCATCCTCTCGCGCTGCCTTAAACGCGCGTGTCAGATATCGCTCTTCGATCTTCGTCCAGTGGTCCTTGGTCTGGGCCTGCTTTTGCTTCAGGCGCTCCGGGCGCCGGTGAACGAGATAGGGCGAAGCCACGTTGTCCCGGCACCGACTGATGACTGCCTGAAGCTCTGGCGTCACTCGGAATCGAATCCAGGCTGCGTCACTGGCCTTGGCCGTCTTCTGCTGGATGACATACAGAAAGCCTTCCCGCACGTCCTCAAACTTCATGTCCAAAATGTCGGTTCGGCGCTGGGCTGTGATCAGTGCCAGATCGATCGCGTTCCGTAGCCAGGCCGGCGACTTCTCGCGTATTAGTTTCAGGCCCTCGACGGTATGGCGCTTGCGCTGTTTCTTTTCGATTCGGTTGATGGTGCTGGCCGCAGGATTGTCCGGGCACAAGCCTTTAGCGGCGGCGTGGTTGAATATGTCGATGAGCAGGGCTCGGCACTGATTGGCGGTACGCGGCGTCAGTTCGTCGAGCATCACGGCAACCATGCGGATGCTGATCTGATCCATCGCCTTGCCTTCAAACGCTTTCCGGAATCGCCGAAAGTGAACCGCGTACAGCTGAAGCGTTCCTTTCGCGAGCTCCCTTGGCGGCAGCACGGTGGCTTCATAATGATCAAGAAATCCTGCAAACGATTCAGAGGTCACGCCCAGTACCGCTTCGACCAGGTCGGCCCCCTGCATGAATGCCAGATTCAGTTGCTTGGCCGCGTCGACCGCTTTGATTCGGTCGGTCCCAAACTGAAACCACTTGCCGTCAGTCGGCCTGCGATATCTATAGGTTCCGCGCCGGTCGTCCAAGTACAGATTTTGGGGCAGGCCCTTGTTTGATTTGTTGCGCGGCCGGGGGACCATCATGCAGCTCCTTTCAATACCATCGCGATCAGGTCATTTCCTGCTGCCTTGTTGTAGGCGGCCCAGTCGATATACCAGAGCTTGCCGATTTGCTCACCTGGTAGCTGGCCGTTGCGGATGTAATTTCGGATCGCTTGGGGGCACGGCGGCGTGCCGTTCTCGCCCCAGCGCCGGCGCTGAAACTCACTGATCTTGATCAGTTCTTTTCTCATTTTCTTGGCTCCGGGCCGCGCTACGCGGCGGAAGGGTTTATCAGGCGGGTTTTGTAGTTCACTGCTATGGTCCATGCGGCCAGCAGGAGCTGGGGCAGCACCAAGGAGAGGTCATGGAATGCACCACAACGGCGGATGAGGTTTACGGCCCGCGCAATGCCAGGCTCGGCAGGCGGGCGGTGGACGGCAATATCTGGTCGGAAACAACGATGATTTTCAGAATCATCGATGACCGGGTCTACTCAATGCACGAGCAGTACCTGGGCAGGCTCAAGTACGGCATGGCGATGACTGACAGGGGAGAGCTAATTTTCATGGTGCGGTAGGGCTGGGGCTATCGTTAGGCCAGCCGAGCGGCTTGCCGTCATCGCGGATCAGGTGTGGCGGAAGATCCTCCCGCAGGCACATCGGCATCGTCCCAAGCACGCCGCAGGCGTGGCATCCGCTCGGCATGCCTCGACATATGGAATGCAGCACGGGGAAGCCGCTTATGCAGCGATCGCGCGCTGGGTCGTACTCCGAGCAACGATTTATTTTGGACATGACTTCGTCCTTGCCGCACACGCGGCTAACATTGAATTGATTGAGAAGGATGAGGCGGAGCTAACAAATGAAAGATCGTATTAGGGTGGCTTTGTGGCAAAGCCACACCTTAAACTACGCGACCTGCCAGATGGAAAAAGGAAAACAATCTGTGATGCCCTTACCTACGGATAACTTCAATAAATGCCTTGCGATCCTCGGTCTTACAATGATTGCTGGTAGTTTCTATTTTTGGTGGCCTATTAAAGTTACAGTTGACGATGACTACGCTGAGGTGCTGTATCTTTCAGAGAAAGCACAGCAGCCATTCAACGTCATGGTGAGCGCAGTGAGTGAGGCCACGGCGATGATCAACAGTGTGGGGGGAGACCGCTCGAAGCTAGACGCTGTGCAAAACGCTTTTATAGACGAGAAGCTTGAAGAGGCGACACCGGCTTCCGAAGAAGCGAAGGTCAGCCTAGATCAGGTCCTCAAACCTTTGAGGATTGCTGAAGTGCGATATAAACGCTTTATTCTGGCAAGCTGGTTATGCGGCGCAGTAGCATTCCTCGGACTTATACTTTCCTGCTATGGCTTTTACAAGTGGGGTCGGGCGGATAGGACATCTCACTAATCGCCGCAGAAGCAAGCGATTGCCTCGTCATGATCAGCGAACATATCGAACTGCGTATCTGAGTAGTCGAGCATCTGCTGATAGCTCGGCCGGTCGAAGCGGAATAGCGCGCCGTCAGTTGTGGCGGTGCTGCTCTGGGTGGCGGTGCGTTCCATCCGAACCCACCAGTCGGCCTTGCTGCGGTCGCTGGCAATGATCGAGTAGACCTGCTTTGCACCCTTGAGAAAGCACAGGTCACAGTTTCCTTCCAGGGTGCGGCCATTGATCGTTGGTAGTTCCAGATCAAACGGCTGCGCCTTCCAGAATTCTCCGATCTGCTGCACGCCGACGCCTGCATCTGCCAGCGGCATCACCATCGTTGCGTGCTTGCTCTCTGATGTGGTCTTGCGATGCCGTATCTTGGCTACCCGTCGCGGTTCATCAGCTCGGATGCCGGTCATCATGTCGACCGGGGTTTCCTCTGTGGAGCATCCAACCATCCGCAGATATTTGTGGATCACCCTGATTTTGAGGTCAATGGTGCAGAACCGCGTGACCGGGTTGGGCAGATAGCTGCGCTTGCGGATCAGCGCTTCGAACGGCTCGCCGTCCCTGCTGGCGGTTTCGTAGGTAACAATGGCGAAGCCTCGATCATCGTCGCGGTACTCCAGCCAGACAATGGGAACTTGCCAGCGCTGCGCGCATTCGTTCACGAAGTCGAGGGTGGCGGGGTGTTCCTTGCCGGTGTTGGCGAACGTGACGATCAGATCGTCCAGATCATCGTTGGCGTCCAGCACCTGGCGCAGCATGTAGGCGCTGGTCCGACCACCGGAAAAGCTGACAACCGTCGTCCCGGACATTTTGTAGGGAGACATGGGGATTCCTCGCCGGGGTGGCGTGAGTCGTTGAAGTGGGGTATTAGTGCTGCCCGACAGAGTGCGGGATCTTCCTCCCAGTAAATGATAGTTGGACAACAGACGAATTTATAATAGGGATACTTATGAATAAGAAAGTTAATATTGCATGGTTCTGTTTTGCCGGTTTATTTGGTCTGCTCGCGATTGCAGGCGTAGCATTAAGGTATACCTATGTATTTTCAACTACTACTTATGCTGATCGAGAAGCCTGGGGGCAGTTTGGGGACTACTTTGGCGGTGTGCTAAACCCTCTTCTCTCCTTTGCGGGGTTCGTGACGCTGCTTATTACGCTTCGTATGCAGCTTGCTGCGAATGGCAGAAGTGAAGATATGTATCAAAAACAGGTTCGGGAACAACGCCTATTTCAGTTGTTAGACATGTTAGGCAACAGTGCTTCTAGTGCTGTCTACCAGCCGGCTCCCACGGATGTCCGACCAGCATTAAAAGGGCATGTCGCACTTCACAATGCGTGGCACGACTTCAGAAAGTCTATTGTGAAGGAAGTTTCGACAGGCCAATCAATTCCTCTGGAGCAATACCGTGATGTTGAGAAAGTATTCTTTATCTTCAAAAGAACCGCATGGCCTTCATTAGAAATATTTGTAGAGTCTTCGTTTCTTCTGATTGACTTTGTCTCAAAAGATAATAGCTTGGCAGATCGGTACACTGAGTTTTCTATGGGGGCATTACGTGTTCAGATGACGGAGCCTGAGAGGTTGCTGCTATGGTACTCAGCATTGTGTATGCCACAATATGCGCACTATCTTTTGGTTCTCAAAGCTTTTGGTTTTAAAGGTGCTGAAGGCCCTGAAAGTAATGATCCCTCGTGGGCGTCGGCAGATAAGCTTTACGAGTGCGCCCTAGTTAACGCTAATTTACGATATTGAATTTTGGCAGTGCCCTTTGGTGACAATTAGTCGAGTTTCAGCTATAGATGACTACCGGCATGGAGTCGGATCCAAGGAGTAGGGTTATGGGTCATGGTTTTGAAGGCGAGCAAAGCAACCGAGCAGTGGCAGACGCTCTGGGAATCTCTGAAGAGCATGCGGAGCAATACGTAACCATCGACACGAATGAAAGCGACGACGGTTTGGTCTACAGCTACATCGCGACATTCCATGAGTCGACACCAAAAGAGATTCTGGAGGCGGCTGGGGTCGGCGATGATCTTACGGTTGAGCTTGGGCCAAACGTTTTCGATGAAGAGGAATGATCATGCTGGCGCGATGATTTCATCCCCAGGCTCTTGCTGAATCGTCAGCATGCTCTTGCGGTGAGACTCCAGCGCCACGATTTTGTTACTTTGCTCGGGCGCTGGGGATCATCGTTGTTTAAGCTGAAAAGCAGCCCAGAGCCAGCTGCGCCGCTTCGCCCACCTTCACTTCAAGCACCGACTTGAACTCTTGCGCAATCTCTTCGCGCTGCACGTCCTCGCCGACCCAGCGCAGCTTCAACACCGGCTGTGCGCCGCTGGTGATGACCGAGATTCGCAGGATGATTTCGCGCATCTGCAAGCCTTCAAACGGCACAGCCGAGAAGATCAGCGACGTGGGCAAGGTTTCCTTGCTGGTCGCCTCGATGGCATCCATTGCGCTGCGACTGGCGCGTGTCTCGCTGACGGTGTGATCGCTTTCCGAAGATGCCTTGACCGTGATCGTGCGCACGGCGGCGATGGCTTTGGCCAACGGGATGTTCTGCAGCTCCTCACCGACCGCCGACAGGGTGCTGTGCCAGTCTTCAATCCAGTCGCTCATATCCTTCTGCGACATGGCCCGGCCACTGATGGCCTGCACAGCCTGATAGGCAGCGGTGGGCTTGAGCTTCAGCACTGCGCGATCATCTGCGTGGCCTGGCACTTCCTCGTTGCCCAGGTTGAACAGCACCGAACAGGTCATTTCGTCCTGATTGATGAAGCCCTTTGCGTCGGCCACTGCCCGGTCGGAAACGTACTTGGCGAAGTCGGCCAGGGAGTTGGTGGAGAACGTGCCACGGAAGCGACTGCGGCCTGCGCCGAATTGCTCAAGGTTTACGACCTTCGCGCCTTCGGGCAGCACGATGGTGGGCGTGACGGTGTCCAGGACTTTGCCGTCCGCGATCAGCGCGGTGTCGGTGATCAGTTGAATTGCTTCTTTCGTGAGGGACATTTGTCAGCTCTCTTTGAGGATGAAGGGTTGTTGCGATTGATCAGGTGCGTGGCTTGACCGGTGCTTGGTCGCGTTCGAACAGCTGGCCAGGGTGCGGAGCTTCAGCGAACAGCGTTACTTGGCCGCCGGTGCCGACGTTCATCGGTGTATCAAGTGCGGTGTTCTCGCTCCGGGTACCTCAATCATCACCTGCCACCTCAAGCCGCGCCTGTCCGAACTGCTCATTGCCGATGTGGACCGGTCCACCTTGGACAAGCTGGTCATGTGGCCCATGCAGGCCGAGATGTCGCTGTCCTACGTCAGGCTGATGTGGGGCGTTCTTGTGGTCGCTTTCCGCCAGGCCGAAAAGCTGCGTCTGATCGCCCAGAACCCAGTCGCCGGTTTCAAGTTCACCGACTTCACCAAGGCCCGCATCCTGCCGAAACCATCGCGGCTGCGTGCCGCTCAGCTGGAAGAGGTGCTTGGGGACCTTGCTGCCGGGTTCGACCAGCACCCACAGGACTGCATGCTCGCTTTGATGATGCTGTGTCACGGCACGCGTGCTGGCGAGACAAGGCAGGCCCGTTGGTTGCACCTCACGCTGGGTGAGCAGGGCGAGTGGTTCATACCTGCCGAGAACACCAAGACCCGCTGTGAGCATCGCTTACCGCTGACCCATCAAGCCTGTGCGTTGCTGGAGCGGTATCGGGACTGGCAGTCGTCGAAGGGCTACAAGGGTGCCTACATGTTCCCGGCTCGCAACCGTGGGCCGATCAGCGACAGCCAGGCATGTGCCGTATTCGCTCGCCTGGGCAAGGGCGAGTGGACGAGCCACGACCTGCGCAAAGTGGCCCGGACCGGCTGGACTGATCTGGGCGTCGACTTCCTGATCGGCGAGATGCTGGTGAACCACACGCTGACCCGCAACGTGCAGACCTATATCCACACCTCGGCTGAACTGCTCAAGCGTGACGCGCTGAACAAGTGGCACGAATGGTTAGACGGGAAAGGCTTTAGCCGCATTCACCGCTCGACCCTGACTAGAAACGGAAATTCGCAGAATGCCGTCGAGGCCAATACCGGCGCGGCTTCCAGCGCGATCACGAATCCATAAAAGGCGAGGTTTAAAAATGACCACTTCAGATAGAAAGCTGATGATGTGCCGGTCGCCGAATCTCGGATTTGCCGGGTGTCTTCAGGCTTTGGAATCCTATGGTGCTGCGCGTTTTTGGAAGAAAGACCGCCCGGTTAGCAACACGCCGCGTCCTTGGCTGCGCCGCAAAAAGGGACGGTCCATTAAATGAAGAAGACTCACGGCCCAGCGTTCCGCGCCGACCAACTCGACCTGGCCCAGTGCGCGGCCTGCCGAGGTCGCGCTGTGATCAAGGGTGTTTTCCACGAAATGGCCTGCGTGCAGTGCAACGCCTCTGGCTGGGTCGCCGCCGAGACAGGTCAACCTCTGCCGCTGGAAGTGTTGGTGACCCAATTGAGCATGCGCTTGCAGGCCGCCGACCGACAGATCGAACAATTGAAGCGCCCGGCCCAGATGACTGGACCTGCCGCCATTTATAACCAGAACAACCGCCGCGGTGCCGGTGGAGCGAATTACACAGGGGATTGACCATGAAAAAACGTACATATGTCGACAAGCCTTTGGGCGATACCGAGTACCTGCTGGAAAACTGGGGCTCTTGGCGTATATCTGGCATGGGCGTGCCGCAATATGTCTCCCCGCTGGCGGCGCTGATGAACCAGTGCTGCCCAGAGCCGACTGCGATGACTTATGTCATCACCGACGAAACGGCAATGCTTGTGGATGCGGCTATCGCAAGGCTGATCGCGCGCAACCAGCAAATGGGCGATTTCATCTGGTGGTACTTCGGCTTCAAGTGGACGATGGTCCGGATCGCTGAGTCTCACAAGATGTCGGAACGGTCCGCGCGCGAAATAATCCGCCAAGGGGTGGCATGGGTTGACGGTGCTTTGGGAGATTTTTGCGCAGCTGCGTAGAAAGTTCTTTCAGGCCTGATAAACACCTGTTTTCATTGCACGGTGTTCAGCTGTACCAGCGCGGCACCACTCATGATCTAGTCCGGCCAAACGCTGGGCTTTTTGTTGGATGTGGTGCCCACGTGTGGCATTGTGATTGCTCAAATCGCGGAGCAAGACGATGACGAAATTTTCAGAAATCGCCAACGCATATCGAAAGTCCTTGGAAGATGATGACCAGGATCTTAAAAGCTTACGTGGTACCGCTTTGACATTGCGCAAAGAGTTTGCGAAATACCTTGGTTTGTCCGAAACCAATTCCAATCTAATCGATGTACAGAATCAGCCCGCTGTTGCGATTGGTGTGCTCGATGAGCAAGGCAGATTTAAAAGTGTTACACGCACGGCTTTTCCTCGAGTATCCAGTTCACAAATCCAATTTGTCATCCGTCTAAACTTCGACCCAGACTCTATTGGTCTTGAGCAGGGCATCCTCTTGTTTCAGCTCCATATGGAGCGATCAGAAGCTGGTGTTACAGTTTTTCTCGACGATGAAACATCTTTCGATGTCGGTATTTATGATATGCATCCTTTGTTTGATGAAATGTTCAATCGAGCGATCGCTAAGGCTCGTAGTGCAACGAGGTAATGGCCTTTTGGTGAGTATATTCAAGGCATAACTTTCATCGTTAGCCCCAGCGATTGCTGGGGCTTTTTGTTTTGTAGATCCCGAAAGGGTTGAGACCGGATGCGCACCATGCCTGACAAACCAGATACATGGGCCAGGATCGTGGCGGCCATTTCAAACCCACTGTGGCAGGGCATGATTATGGCCATCGTCGTCTCTCTACTTCGCATCCTCTATGACGCCAAAGAAACCAGCAAACGCCGGATCTTCTTTGAAGCGTTGATCTGCGGTGCCCTCAGCTTGGTTGCTTCAAGCTTGATCGAGTGGATGGCATGGCCGCCCAGTCTGTCTGTTGCCGCTGGTGGAACCATCGGCTTTCTCGGCGTTACGGCCATACGCGAGTTGGTGACCCGATTCATTGGCCGCAAGGTGGATTCCGTATGAATGCTATTGCCGCTGCAATCATCATCGGTCTAGTAGGCCTGCTGCTGGTGGGTATCCAGCAGTACCGCGTCCTCGCGCTGGAAGGGCAGGTGACTCTGCAAATGAAGACTGCCAAGGATGCCACCGACGCCAACACCGAAAGCCAGAAGACAATTACCACGCTCCAGGCCGAGGCCAAGCGCAATGCCAACTACACGGCCGATCTGCAGCAGCGCCTCAAGGCCAGCGAAGACAAGGCCCGCCAAGCGACGAAAGACTTTGAAGACCTCAAGCGTAAGAGCCCGGCTGTTCGTAAGTGGGCTGATCAGCCTTTGCCTGACGGCCTACGCGGCAAGGGCGCTGGCAGTGGCGATGCCGTCTTGGCGCCTGACCTAATTTAACTTGATTAGGTCGGGCTACATTGTTTTTTGGTCAAGCTTAAAGTGTGAACTTCTTCACCATGCCCTCGAGGACGACGGCCAAACCTGACATTTTCTTACTTGCGCTCATTATGTGGTGTGTACCTTTTTCAGTTTCGCCAGATAGGTCTCGAATGCTTATTAAGTTGCGGTCCACCTCCCTTGCTACATAGGCCTGTTCCTCTGAGGCTGTAGCAATTTGCATGTTGCGCTCCTCAATAAGTTGTACGGCGTCCATAATTTCTTGTAATGCTTTACCCGCTTCCTGAGCTATGTCGTACGTAGCATGCGCCTGAGATGTACTTGTTTGCATTGAGCTCACAGCGCCCTTAGTACCTTCTTGGATAGCAATGATCATGCTTTCGATTTTTTTAGTCGATTCCTGGGTGCGTTGGGCCAGCGCACGAACCTCATCAGCTACAACAGCAAAGCCTCTGCCTTGCTCTCCAGCTCGTGCTGCCTCAATGGCAGCGTTCAATGCAAGCAGGTTGGTTTGACCGGCGATCGCTTGAATGACGCTGACGACTTCAGCAATATTCTGGGCCTGGTCCGCAACATCTTGTACTTGTTCTGAGGTACTTTCCACCTGAGAAGTGAGTTGCTTCATAGCGTCCAGTGTCTGAGTCACCTTACTATTTCCAAGTTTTGCCGCGTGACTCGATTCGCGTGCGGACTCGGATGTGGATGTTGCATTCCGTGCCACCTCTTCAACGGCAGCGCTCATCTGGGTAACCGCCGTGGCTGCTTGATCGATTTGGCCGTTTTGCTGTTCTTGAGTTAAACCAGCTTTGTCGGTGACTGTTTGCATCTGCGTGGCTGACGATGTCAGTTCAGCAGAAGAATTCACGATACCCTGAATCGTCTGCCTAAGATTTTCTTGCATTTGTTTGAGGGCTTGCATCAAACCGGCGGCTTCATCTTTTCCAGACACGTTGATGGAGCGATTCAATTCACCTCTAGCTATCGCCTCAGCGACACCCAGGCAATCTCCTATAGGGCTAGACATGCTTTTTGTAAGTCTCCAAGCAAGTAACACTGTGACCAGAAGAGACATGCTGACGATAAAAAACATGACTTTAAGGCTGTGCTCGTATACAACGGCAGAGTGCTCGCCAGATTCTTTCACTCCCTCGGAATTTACATCGCGCAGGGCTGTAAGTTTAATCTGATAGTTCTTGGCGTTATCTGCTTGTGGACCGTTAGCGTACTCAATAGCAGCACCCCGATCTGCTCGGGCGAGTCCAACCAAATGGTCTAACCCGTCAAGGTATTGCTTCATCAGGGTGGACGCTTCTTCAAATCGTGCTTTTTCTTGTTCGCCAGAAATTAAATATTTTTTGTAATACTCTGTGAGTGTATTGAGTTCATCACGATTTCGTTTTATTGTCTCTGCTGTAGTTTCGAACACTTCGGAGTCTGTCGAGGCAAGTAATCGGATACCTTCAAGTCGAGTATGAAGCAATGCTATCTGAATGTCGTCTGCCTTTTGAATACTAGGTAGCCAGTCGTTCTCGAGAGTCTGTTGAGTCGATCTAAGTTCGCGTATTTGCTCGAAGGCAAAGGCGCCCAGCAACAGTACGAAAACCGTAATAATAGAAAAGGCAATAGCTGCCCTGGGAGCTATGCGAAAGGATCTAAAGTTCATGAAGTCATTCCTAGGTAATATACTGTGAGTTGGGCTTTACGGATATATCTGCCAGATCGGCTTAAACTTGAGCGGCAATCCACGACAAGCACGTATAAAGGTCGCAGCCCTTCCCTCGTTTCGCAGCCTTTGCGGCGCCCTTTGTTCCATCGGATTGCTCGGGGGCTGAAGGGCCGTTTTTTTAGCCACAAAAGACCGTTGATACGCTCAGAGTCAACAGAAAGACTTATTTTGCCTGGACTCCTCAGCCTCTGCCTAACGGCCTGTGCGACAAGTCCGCAGCCAGTGGCGGTAAAGATGACATCGGTAAGACTGGAAGCACTGGAAATGGTCCCGTGTGAGCGGGTAAGTGAAAGCGACGACGAGCTAGCCCTGAATGGCGATCTTTGGGCGTTGAAAAATCGCGCCATCAACCTGCTGGATACCTGTGCTGACCAGGTGGATGCGCAGATACAACGTAGCAAATCAAAGTGATATTCCAAGGAAGCAAACGCTTAAAAAATCGAACGTCTATTCGAGTTTACCAAGCATAATACGGGCTGCGAATTTTCAGCCAAATTAGCGTTCAGAATGGATAGCTCATATAAACGGGTCATGCATTCGTGCTGCGCAACTAATGAGTTATTAAGTTTTTCCAAAAGCCCAACAACTATCGGGTCTTCTGAAGCGTATATCGCCTTCAGCTTTAGGACTGTGTCTGAGAGTAATTGATGGTTATTAATTATTTGGTTCAAGTCGGGCATGGCTCCTCCTGAGCTATCTTGCCAAGCTTCAAGAATCTTATATCGGCACAGACTTTCTCGGCTTGAGCGGTTGTCAAGGAATCCAGCCGAACGGTATCAATCTGACCGCAAACAGTTTTCTTGCGGGGTTTGGTGGCGAGATGCATTGGGGGTGCCTTTCGGCGTTAGTAGTTCAAGAAGTGGAGCAAGGTGGCATATGAACGAGCACAGCAACTCATTGCTAAGCCAGATACAAAAGCTGACACCGAGCAAGGGCGATCTACTGGTGATCTACCCAGAGAACCCTATGACAGTCCTTCAGCACGAACGAGTGACCAAGAGCCTTGAGCCATTTGCTCAGCGGATTGGGTGCAACTTGCTGGTAAGTCAACCTGGCATTCAGGTGGCTCTGCAGCCGAATGGTGCTGCGATCCTTGAAGAGATGCGCAAGCAGACAGAACTGCTTCGGCTGATGACAGAGCAACAGACGCTGCTGATCGACGCACTGAGTGAAGAAGAGCCAGAAGACCCTGATGCAGCGCCCCAGACTTACCTGGACGGTACACCATGCCGTTGAGGCCGCAGAAACCATGCAATGCCCAGGGCTGCAACACGTTGACCCGCAACCCTCGGTACTGTGACGCCCATAAGGATGTAGGCAAGCAGTTCGATGTGAAGCAGCGGGAGAAGCAACGCGAGACCAGCAGCCAGCGCGGCTACAGCTACAAGTGGCAACAGGCGCGCAAGGGCTTCTTGGCTAAGCATCCGCTCTGCGTAGAGTGCGAGCGCGTTGGACGTGTCACAGCGTCGACAGACGTTGATCACATCGTTCCTCACAAGGGTGACATGGACCTGTTCTGGGATCGATCCAACTGGCAGGCCATGTGTCATCCATGCCACAGCACGAAGACGGCCGCAGAGGACGGCGGGTGGGGCAACACCCAGGTTGCCCGGTCGTGCTGACCGAAATGAGAACGGTTCTCGGCGTGCTTCACGGAATGCACCGGTATGGTGCGCGCACCAGTCTGGTGCGGTGGGGGAGGGTCAAAAGTCTGGTCCCTTTGGCTTCTAGACCGCGCCCTCAATCGTTTTTTTACACCCGCGAAATTAAAAAATCTGGAGTTGCGCGATGGGAGGTACCGCCACGGTCGCCGGCCGTGGTCGCAAACCCAAGCCGACCGCCAAGAAAGCACTAGCCGGTAATCCCGGCAAACGCGCGCTGAATAAGGCCGAACCCGCTTTTTCGAAGATCACAAATGTTGATCCTCCCGAATGGCTGAGCGACCGCGCTTCGCAGATGTGGAAGATGATTGTCCCCGAGCTTCTGCGCGAAAACGTGGTCGCGATAACTGATTTACACAACGTCGAAGCGTTCTGCGTTGCATACGACAACTGGCGGATGGCGCAGGAATCAGTCCAGACCCACGGCATCGTGGTTACTGGTGCCACCGGCGGACCTATGAAAAACCCGGCACTGACTGCCGCGAACGAAACGATGCGGCAAATGGTGACATTCGGGTCGATGCTGGGCCTGGACCCGGCCAGCAGGACACGCCTTATCGGCGGCAACAAGGAAAAAGAAACCAACGAATTCGCCCAACTACTGAGATCTTAA